CCTGTTACACCTGCGGCACCTGTTAGACCTGCGGCACCTGTTACTCCTGTGAATCCTTGTAATCCTTGTAATCCTGTTGCACCTGTAAATCCTTGTAATCCTTGTAATCCTTGTATTCCAGTTGCTCCTGTTAGACCTGCGGCACCTGTGAATCCTTGTAATCCTGTTGCACCTGTGAATCCTTGTAATCCTGTTGCTCCTCCTGGTGGTCCTGGAGCTCCTTGGGGTCCTGTTGCTCCTCCTGGTGGTCCTTGAGGTCCTGTGGCTCCTCCAGCTGTTCCGGTTGCTCCTCCCGCTGGTCCTTGATAACCTTGAGGTCCTTGAGGTCCTTGAGAAGCTTGTGTTTTCAAATCACAACATCTTTTTGCTCCTAAATATTGGCTATAGTTTAATGACATTTATTCTAAAATAATAAGATAATTTTATTTTATTATTTTATTTATTGATATTATTATTATATAACACGATGAAAAATACAGAATATCGTTTTATATATTTTTTATATGATAAATGGTAACATTTTTAGGAGGGTAAATTTGCCAAACACAATTTAATCTCCCCAAGACTTGCTACATTATACTTAACAACCAGCGGCAAATCATTTTCCAAATAAACTTCAATCTGGGAACAAAGATTCGTGCATTTAATAAAATACCCAAGATTCTTTAGAGAGAACTCACCCTGAATAATTTTAGAAGAATCTTGCTTCAAAACAAATCCCATACTTCCATCTGATTCGGCACGATGAATTTCCGCAGAAGCAAACTGCCCAGAGCATTTAAATATGAGCTCATTACCGACAGATTTGATTTCCAATTTATCAGAAATACAAGACAAATCGCGAATAATTTTCTGAAAATCCGCAGAAGGCAAATTGATAATAGAAGAAAATTTAACATCAGGATACTCGAGCTCCTCTTGGTCAGGCTCAATTAAGCGCAACTTCTGTGTCTTACATTGCTTAATTTCACCGTTTTCAAATTTGAGTGCCAAATGCGAAACAATTCCGTCGACATAATCGCCATTCTCAATATAAATGGTTAAGGTATCATCATTATCAATTGAGTTAATTAATTTAAACAAGTGAAACATATTAACACCAATAATGATTTTCTCCTTTTTACACTCATAGAACTCGAAATTTTGTGCTGCTAAATAAAGATGAGCCAAAATAGTATGCGATTTATCCATATTAATAATTCGTATACCATCGGGTTCAAAAGTAATATTGGTTTCCAATAAAATATCCTTTAGAGCAGTCATCAATGTTCTAAATGGTGCAATTTGTACAGTTTTAATTGTTAAAACATTACCGTCAGTTACACAGTGCGTTTGATTTTTGGATTTATCAGTAAAAGTGGACATTATACATTGTTTTTAATTTAAATCTTTAAATACTTATGGATTTAAATTATTTTATTAAATAAAAGTTACATATTATTAATTAATTCCCGGGTTTCTATGTCAATATTATTCATAATATTTTCAAGTGATTTCACGTTATTTGTCGCCATTTTATCATTAGTTAAAAAGCTGATTAGATCCAATATTATCTTTATTTTTTCCTTAGACCATTGAGCGTTTAACTTGTCGACTACTTCATTGCCATATAAGATTGTCATATTGTCCTTACAAAAAATATTCTCATTGTAAATTTGTTCTACAAAATTATTAATAATTGTGTGATAATAGTTTAGGCATAAACAAATCATCGAATAGTCTTTATATGTTTCTTTCAGCTTCTCAATCCCTGTTTGAGCACATTTAAATAAAGATTTGATTCTTGGTGTTGCGTCAATGAACTCCTTTTTTAAGAAATGTTGACAAGCGGCGTGAATTGGGTTGTACATATATTGTAAATCCGATTTGTTTGTATTTAGGACATATCGACAAAATGCTTGAAACACTCCTGGTTCTTGGAAAAATATAACATTGTTTTGTATCATTATTTTTGTCCCATATGGTTTGTTACTAATAATTGCTAATTTAATTATGACGGAAAGCGGGTCTAAAATAAACAGTTTTACATTATCATTTGTGTTATTTTCGGCCATTTTACTTTTATATACATTATCAAAATATATTTAATATTTTTATAATATCAATTAATTATTATCTTTTTTATATTTTATTGTAACTTTTTTAATCTTTTTTATTATTTCCATTATTATTTATCCAGTCAGTAATTATTTTATAATCTGATATATGGTCTTTTTCAGTAGCTGTATAAGTTTCTGCCGAACTTTGGAATGTACCACTACCTACAAGCGTAAATCCACTTAATTCAGTTGGTATAAGATGAATTTTGTATGCACCTGGGTTTATATCTATTCTGCGAATTTGATTGACATTTAGTAAAAAATGTGTTAGTCTAAGAAATCGTGATGACATTTGTATTATATTATATTATATATGGTTTTACATTTAAGTAAATTTGACATATGATATTGTATTATGGTTATTATGATTTAAAAACTTATTTAAAGACATATTAATATATAAGATTTAAAATGTCTGAATATACAAATACTACTACTACTACACCCAATATTGAAGAGTTACAAGCCAAGTGTTTTACTACAATAGCCGAATTATTTGAAAAATATAAGGATCACGAGTATATGTTACAAAGAATAAATACTCATATTGTGAATTATTTGCCAAACTCATTATCGAATGAATGTAAAATTTATGAAGATCGTTTAATCCGCAATAATTATTTGTCAAACGAACAACAAATTTTTATCCAAGTTTTTCTCAGCAAAAACCAATACTTCTACTTACCAAGTAATAACTTTTTTTATGAATACAATGGCACAAATTTTTTAATTGTTAAAGAAGACGATATTATTCATAAGCTTTTATCCAGTATTTCCAAGGATAGAGTTCTTATGCAATGGAAACATAAGACAAAGTTAAATATTATCAAGCAAATTAGAGACCGATCTTTGTTTACGTGTATTCCTGAAACTGACACTATTCAAGATATCCTTAACCATCTATATCCATCTATTTTTACAAGCAAAAACTGCGCCAAATATTTTCTCACGATTATTGGTGATAATATTTTGAAAAAGAATCAAAACCTGATATTTTTGGTTAGCCCACAAATGAAAAAAATACTTATGGAACTTGATAATATAGCCTTTGGTTCAATTGGTGTAAGCAATGCCACACATAATTTTATGACGAAATATCACGAGAATCATTCTTACGAAAACTGTCGTCTAATCAAGATGAATGAGAGTTTCTCAAATAATGTTTGGAGAGAAATATTGAAGAAAATCGGTTTAGATTTACTTTGTGTAGCGGTTCATTATTCAAAACGTTATGAAAATTCGGATAAATTTATTGAAAATAAATCAGACGAAGAAATTAAAAACTACGCATATTACCTGAAAAATTCAAATCCCGGCATTATTGTGTCCGAATTTTGCAATAAATATATAATTAGTGGTGCAAATAATATTCAGATCGAATGGAAAAATCTACATTTTCTTTGGAAGCAATTTCTCTCTAATTCGAATTTGCCAAACATTATTTATTCTAATTCTTTAAAGAATCTATTGAAGGAATCCTATAATTATAATGAAACAACCGATTCCTTTATTGGAATAACAAGCAAATATTTACCAATTCAAAGCGATTTTATTAAATTTTGGGAGGCTACAGTTCAAGCAATTGTGTCAAATGAATATAATAATTCTTTTAATCACGAACTTGAAATAGACGAAATATGTTCTCTCTTTAAAGCTTGGATAAAATCAAAATCTGATACTGTTTCCAGCAATGGCAACATTTCTGACGATAATGTATTAAAGATTTTAAAACATTTCTTCCCCAATATTGAAATTGTTGAAGACAAATATGTACTTAATGTTACGTGTGTATTGTGGGATAAAAATAGCGATATCGAGCAATCGTTTAATTATATTAAAACACAAATAAAAAATGATGTTGATTCAAAAGCGTTGATTTCATTTGATGATGCGTATAATCATTATTATAAATATTGTAATATGAATTCACATAAGTCGATCGTTAGTAAGCGTTATTTCGAAAAATATTTATATTTTAAATTGTCGGATTATATAGTTTATGAGAGATTTATTGAAACGAGCTGGGTTCAAAATTAAAAAAACTACCTTCTAAATTATAATGGTACGTATTATCATTATAATTTTTTAAATAGAAGATTATGCTGTTTAATGAGTTCCAGCAACTCCTGTTTGAAGATAGACTCCAGAAGTTCCTACACCTTTTCCATCATAAGCGTGAGGAGAAAGGGGGCCGCCATAAGCCATACCACCTTTCATTGTGCTGAAGGCGTCATTGTGCTCATTGTAAGGACCATCATCTCCACCTTTCATTTTGCGACCACCACCTGCCCCGCAAGCACCGTCCGAGCACGGCGTTTGATGGTCGAAACCACCTCTCATTTTGCGACTGCGACTGCGACTGCGACCCTTCTTCATTGACTTGCCATTCTTAATGAAACCAAATTGACCCTTCTTTGTCAAGAAACCAGCCTTAACCAATCTCTTCTCCTTCTTGGCAGTCATGTGCTTCGCCTTGGAAACAATGCGACCAGCCTTATTTTGCATCAAATCGGGTTTGCAAAGACCACCACTTGTCTTATAAGCGGTTCCGTGCCATACTTGGGCACGGGTTCCAATCAAAACATCATATGTTTTACCACTGACGGAATATTTACCTGTCGACGTTCTTGAAAATTTTGTCATTATAAATTTAAGTGAGAAAAAAATAATTTTCTCGATTGAATATTATTGTGAAACGCACGAGTTAAAATTTGTTTTTGGGTGGCATTCCGCTTCCACCAGGCGTCCCTTGTGGATTTCCTAGATAATTCAAATTTAACGGTTCTCCTAAATAATTATTTCCATATTGTGTTGAACCTCCTAAACTTGTGCGTATTACATGAGAATACCATATTTTACGCGGTACTTTATATGAACCAGAATCTGAAGCAGGAATATTTTTATTATAATTGTCAGGTATACAAATACATTTAATATTTTCTGTATTTTTATTAAGAGCATTTAATCGCCCTATATAAAGTAACCTTTTTAAAGCATTTGAATTATTACCGGGTCTAAAATTTGTAGTTGACATTTTATATTATTTCAAAATAATATTATTTTTATAATATTTTTATAATATTTTTATAATATTTTTATAATATTTTTGTTTTTAAATAAAATTGAAATTATTTAAAAAGTTAATGGGAAGTAATATAATTACACAGAAAATGAACGCTCAAGACGTAAATCTCGCTAATAAATATCAACAGAAGACCGATAAGCAGCATATCTTGGATAATCCGGATACGTATATCGGCTCTGTTGAAAAAATAGATTCTCAACAATGGATTTTAAATGATGAAAATTCCAGAATATTTGAAAGAAATATTGAATACGTACCAGGTTTATTTAAACTTTTCGACGAAGGTGTTGTTAATGCCAGAGACCACTCAGTAAGAATGGCACAAGCAATCGCAAACGGTCAAGATAACGCATTACCTGTAACTAATATTGAAATTACAATTGAAGAAGATGGCACTATTATTATGTTAAATGACGGTAATGGTATTGATGTTGCCGAGCATCCCGAGCATAAAATATGGATTCCTGAATTGATTTTCGGTCATCTCAGAACATCTACCAATTACGATAAAACTGAAAAGAAAATTGTTGGTGGTAAGAACGGTTTTGGTTTCAAACTTGTATTAATTTGGTCTACTTATGGTTCGATAGAAACTGTCGACCATATTCGCGGTCTTAAGTATAGACAAGAATTCAAAAACAATTTGGACGAAATTTGCAAGCCTTCTATTACTAAATGTAAAACTAAGCCTTATACCAAAATTACATTTAAACCGGACTACAATCGTCTTGGACTTAGTGGACTTACACCAGATACTATCTCACTTTTGAGAAAACGTGTTTATGATATTGCTGCCGTAACGGATAAAACTATAAAGGTCAAATATAACTCTACACTTGTTCCCATTAAGAATTTCCAACAATATATCGATTTGTATATTGGAGATAAGAGTGAAGTGCCTCGCGTATATGAGGATTCCTCCGAAAGCAGATGGGAATACGCAGTTGCTTTAACACCGAATAATGAGTTTACACAAGTGTCTTTTGTCAATGGCATTCATACGGCAAAAGGTGGTAAACATGTTGAATATATTTTAGGCCAAATCACACGAAAGTTATGTGATTTTATTGAGAAGAAGAAGAAAGTCAAGGTCAATCAGAATTCTATTAAAGAACAATTGATTTTGTTTATCAGATGCGACATTGAAAATCCCGCATTCGACAGTCAAACCAAAGATTTTATGAATACACCTTCTTCTAAATTCGGTTCAAAATGTGAAGTTAGTGATAAGTTTATTGAAAAGGTTGCTAAAATGGGCGTGATGGATGCTGCGTTGCAATTGACGGAAGTCAAGGAAAATAAGGCCGCCAAAAAGACAGATGGTATTAAGTCTAAATCTGTGCGCGGTATTCCGAAATTGACTGACGCTAATTGGGCTGGTACTGAAAAGTCCAAGGATTGTGTTGTCATATTTTGCGAAGGTGATTCAGCAAAGGCAGGTATTATTTCTGGTTTATCATCTGAAGATCGTAATACAATTGGCGTCTATCCCCTAAAAGGCAAGCTTTTAAATGTGAGAGGTGAAACCGTGAAGAAGATTTCTGAAAATAATGAAATTGCTGAGATAAAAAAAATATTAGGTTTAGAAACTGGTAAAAAATACAACTCAATAGAAGATGTATATAAGCATCTGCGTTATGGTAAGGTATTATTTATGACGGATCAAGATTTGGACGGCAGTCACATTAAAGGATTAGGTATCAATTTGTTCCAATCTGAATGGCCATCATTAGTCGAAATTCCTGGATTTATTGGTTTTATGAATACTCCTATTCTAAAAGCCAAAAAAGGATCTGTCGAGTTGAATTTCTATAATGACGGTGAATATGAAGAATGGAAAGAGGAAAATGATACCAAGGGTTGGAAGATTAAATATTACAAGGGTTTAGGTACCAGCACTGGTAAGGAATTCCGCGAATATTTTGAAAATAAAAAGATTGTAGGTTTTACGAATACTGAAAAGAGTGATGACACAATTGATATGGTTTTCAATAAGAAACGTGCTGATGATAGAAAGGATTGGTTAAAGTTATATGATAGAACCGCATATTTGGATACTAAGAAATTAAATGTATCCTATGAGGAGTTTATTCATAGAGAACTAATTCACTTCTCCAAATATGATTGCGATCGCAGTATTCCTAACTTGATGGATGGTCTCAAAATATCATTACGTAAAATATTATATTCTGCCTTTAAGAAAAACTTAACGACTGAGATTAAGGTCGCACAATTCTCCGGTTATGTTTCTGAGCATTCTGGTTATCATCATGGCGAGGCCAGTTTAAACGCAGCAATTGTCGGGATGGCGCAAAACTTCGTCGGTTCGAATAATATCAATTTGTTTATGCCAAATGGTCAGTTTGGTACTCGTTTACAAGGTGGTAAAGATAGTGCGTCTGAAAGATACATATTCACTCAACTTAATAAAATCACAAGAACTTTATTTCCAGCAAACGACGATAATATTTTGACATATTTGAATGACGACGGCCTACTTGTCGAGCCAATTTATTACGCACCAATTATCCCGATGATTCTTGTTAATGGTTCAAAGGGAATTGGAACTGGTTTTAGTACGGATATTATGTGTTACAATCCTATTCAAATTATTCAATATATTAAAAACAAGCTATCTTTAGAAGAAAATAGTCTCGAGTTTATTCCGTATTATGATGGATTTAAAGGACAAATAACAAAACTTAGTGAAGAGAAATATTTGATAAAAGGTTTATATGAAAAGACCGGCACTGACACAATCCGTATCACTGAGTTACCTGTCGGATTTTGGACAGAAGATTTCAAAGAATTACTTGAGAAGCTGATTGAACCAGGACAAGATAAGGAAGGTAAAAAGATTACATCTATGGTTAAGGATTATGATGATATGAGCAAAGATACCAATGTTGATTTTACAATTACATTCGCAAAAGGTAAGTTGGAAGAATTAGAACAATCTAAAGGAGATTATTCTTGTAATGGTCTCGAAAAATTATTGAAATTATATACGACAAATACTACTACTAATATGCATCTATTCGACGCAGATGACAAGTTACAAAAATATGAGAAGATATCTGATATAATTGACGCCTACTATGATGTAAGATTAAAATTATATCAAACCAGAAAAGATTATTTGATCGATGCTATTGAAAAGGAACTTGTATTATTATCAAATAAAGCCAAGTATATCAAAGAGAACTTGGAAGGCACAATTGATTTGAGAAAAAAGAAGAAGGAACAGGTGTTGGAGATGTTAGAAAGCAAAGGCTATGATATTATCGACGACGATACTGATTATAAATATTTGACCAAGATGCCGATGGACTCAGTGACTGAAGAAAATGTCGAAAAACTGCTTACCGAAAAAGGTAACAAAGAAACCGAATTGGCTACAATTAAAAGCACATCTATAAATACAATGTGGAATTTGGAATTGGATAATTTGTTAGAGCAATATTTGGAGTATAAGGAAGTTAGACAACGCCTTATGGATGGCGAAGAGACAAAATTAAAGAAAAAGAAGGTTACAAGTAAAGGAACTGTTGTTAAAAAATCGGCAAAGGGTCTTGTAGTTTTAGAGGAATAAATTATTAAAAATCTAATCTTTAATGTTGTTGTCTAATATTTGTTTAATTTTGTTCGGGTCATAATCTTGTGAACAATCAATAAATTCAAAAATTTTTTTTATATTTTCCATATCAAACATTTTTTCAAAGGTCGTAAAATAACACCATTCTTTGTTCTGATTGTAAAAATTATAAAATATATTATTCAGTGCGTTTAAATATTGAACGGCATTTTTATCCTTTTTTAACCAACTACTTTGTGATTGAGCTGCAATATTTCCTCTAATTTGTATTATAACCTTCGTTTGTGGGAATAATTCCTTGAATTCCTTTAAATACTTTATGTCACCATTATCGTAACGAATTTCTTTAAACCCCCATACAGAAGTTACCTCTTTATTCTTAAACATTGACGCGATTAATATCTTAATCATACTAACGGTTTGTTGAAAATTATAAGAATTATACCACGACGGCTTGACATCTTTTGAAATAATGTCTTCATAACTGGCTGGACGTAAGTGTCCAGGTACATATTCAAATGTTGTAGTTTTAATCCTTTTGTAAAACTCTAAAAGGCTATTAATTGCGCCAAAATTCTCGCCGCAAATATTGCTATTTGGCACGCTATTTATGATTCGTTGCATTGTAGTCGATCCAGAACGTCCAGTGGCACATATCAATACTATTTTATCCATTATAATAATAATTATAAATTTTTATTATACTTTAACCGATTTTTTTTAAGTTTTGGCACAATCTTTCTTTACTACGTTAGAAAAGGTTGTTAGACGGTCGCTTCGCTCTTAAAATATTTGGCATAACCTTTTCTTTACTACGTTAGAAAAGGTTGTTAGAACCAAGTTTTGAATTCAAGCTCACGATCAGTGTTATCTGCCATAACAGGATGAGCAATTGGGACCACTAATGTACTGGCATCATCTATATATTTCAAATAACCTTGTGCTTCACTATAAACTTGTTGAATGCAATAGTTTAAGACAATTTTGTTTAATTCAGCGACTTGTTGAGTAATATTATTTGGTTGATTTGCGGCGTTTTGTAAATAAACACTTCGCATAACGATTTTTAGAGAATCACAATCTTGAGGAGCAATTGTATATTGACCGTTTGATTTCTGATAAACACCTGCGCGTATTCCATTTTGTAAGATCTGAATGTTTTGTTGAGAGAAAAATGCTTGAGATAAATAAGTGTCAGTCCACAAGCCTTCAGTTGGATTCCTAAATGTTACACACTGATTTGCTGGTATTTTATCATACATTTCAAATAAAGTAGAAGTATTAGGAGATTTAATATCTATGCGTCCATTAGTAACTTTATTCATTTATATTACACTTATAGAAAAAAATATATATTTATTTTATATACAAATGGAAGGATTTCAAAAATTTGTTTTATATGCTGCAATAATTATTTTAATTATTACATTGGTTGTAATTGGTGTAGCTCTTTCAAAAGCTAATAATAATGTTTTATGGCCTCCTATGACTCCCGCTTGTCCTGATTATTGGACAATAGATGGTTCTGGCAATAATGCCGTTTGTGTTAATGTAAAAGGTTTAGGAAGTTGTACTACTCCAACAGAAGGCCATAAATTTTATACTAAAAACTTTAATACTTCTCAATTTACAGGTTCTCAAGGCGTGTGTAATAAATATATTTGGGCTACTAAACAATGTAACGTTAGCTGGGATGGTATTACATATGGAGTAACACCGCCAGATTGCTCAACATAAAATAAATATATTAATTATATAATGAATAATATAATTAATTTAGTTAACAAATTACCAACAGATATTGTTAATATAATTGAAGAATATGTCCCTAAAAAAGAGTTTGTCTTTACAAATAAAACAAATTATCAATTATATCATCATCTTATTAGACCTACAATTAAAACATTCGAGACCTATATACGTGACATAATCAGAAGAGATAATAATTTTGTTTTTGAAATGATAGTAAGAGAGAACTATTTAAAATGGTTTGAAATTAAAAACTACACATACAAAAACTATACTTTTAAAAATTATGTTTATTTTGTTATTAATTATTGTATTGAAAATGAATCAAATAAATGTAGAAATTTTATTGTAGAATTTTTACAAGAACTTGGATTATACAAAAATCAACATAAAAAGAATTTCGTTAAATATATAAAATGGAAAAATTGAACGTTAATAGTATTCTGGATAGAGATGAAAAGTCCAATACCATTAAAGAGATATTAAAATCCTTTGAAGCTAATAAAAACAATATGTTGATCAAAAAGGGGATATATGTTTATGGTAATCCAGGCACTGGAAAAACCACGTTTGTTTCAAATATTTTAAAAGAAATGGGTTATGATATTATTAATTATGACGCAGGTGACATTCGAAATACATCTGTTATTGAAGATATTACAAAGCATAATATGTCTGATAAAAATATAATGAGTCTGTTTAATAAAAAGGTCAAAAAGATTGCTATTATAATGGACGAAATTGATGGGATGAATAATGGTGACAAAGGTGGAATTAATACTTTGATTAAACTGATTCGGCCCAAAAAGACAAAAAAACAAAAATTAGAAGAAATTACAATGAATCCGATTATTTGTATTGGAAATTATCGCGTAGATAAAAAGATCAAAGAGTTAATGAAGGTTTGCAATACCGTCGAATTGAAAACTCCTACGAATCCACAAATCAATGAAATTATCCATTCTTTGTTTACCAATATTGATACAAATGTTAAAACCAAAATAATTAATTTTATTCAAGGTGATTTAAGAAAACTTAATAGTATTTATAAAATTTATGAAAATGATCCGCAATTTTTTAAGGGTGAAATAATTGAAAATATATTTCAAATCAAGTCATACAATGATGATACTAAAAAAATAACCAACAAGCTTATTAATAAATACTATAACATAAATGAACACGCGACCATAATGAACGAGACAGATAGGACGAGTGTTGGTTTATTATGGCATGAAAATATTATTGATGTTATTGATAAATATGACAAAAAAACATCGGTTCCTTTCTATATAAATCAATTGGATAACATTTGTTTTGCGGATTATATTGATAGAACTACATTTCAGAAACAAATATGGCAGTTTAATGAAATGAGCTCATTAATCAAAACTTTTAAAAATAACAAGTTATATCACGAAAATTTTCCTAAAAAACAAAATTATAATCCTACAGAGGTGCGGTTTACGAAAGTATTAACAAAGTACTCAACTGAATATAATAATTCTTTATTTATCCAAAAATTATGTCAAAAGCTTAATATGGATAAAAAGGATATATTTGGTTATTTTATCGATTTGAAAAATAAATATGATGATAACGAAATTTTTGCGCTGTTTGAAAATTATGAAATAACAAAACTTGATATTAATAGAATCTATAGATACTTGGAAAAATATACAAAGGAAAATGCGGCTGGCACAACTGATAAGGAAATTGAAAATGAAGAAGAAGAGGAGGAAATGATTGAAGAATAAGTATTACAATTATTGAATTTAAAAATAATATTAAATTTATAATATTATTTTTATTTAGATACGTTTATAGCGTTACAGTTTTACAGATATTAATTATCTAACAAGTACACTACTTCCCGGCTTTTTCCTCTCCATCTCATTCATTAGCATCGTCCTCTTGTAATCCCAATCCTCCCTTGTCTCTGGAGTTACTGTGCCATGTAAGTATGACTCATAATGGCTTGGCGATGTGAAAAACAAAGTTGGTACCTTATACTTTCCATTACATTCGCCAGTTGATAATCTAACCGAGAAAAACAAATGCTCGTGTTTGCTGCCAACATTGTAATTATAATATTCGCCAGTCTCGGCATTTCTAATACGGGTTCCTACCTCACCGCTGGTATAAATACCAATACGCTTCTGCTTATAACTAATAATACCACGGCGATCAAAAGGAGCCAGTCTCGAAATTATATGGAAATTCTTATCAGCCTGTTTCAAATTCAACAACTCGTTATTATCGTCGTTGTTTAATTGTTCAGTCTCGGTTTCAATGTCGTTACTCATTTCACTTAGTATACTATAATATATGTATTCTTTTTAAGTATATTTATTAATTCTTTTTATTAAATATACCTATTTACCTCTTTAATTCTGCTGTACTGTACAATTTCTTTTTAACTGTATTTGCTCCATTATTAATGATTTTAATTTATCCTCTAAATATTTGACCTTTTCCTTCAATTGATTATTTTCCATTGCCAGCTCTTGAACCATAAATGTTAGTTTATCGATTTTATCTTGGGCCATCTGAGGATTTACATTAGTTAGCTTATTCATTAAATTATTATAATCATTTTGCTGTTTTAATTGGTCTTGAATAAGTTTCTCTCTTGTTTCTTGTATTTGAATCATTTGCTTTGTGACATCTGGCTTATTTTGAGGCAATCCCGGCTCATAATTGTCCAATAGTTTATTAATATCTTCCATAAAAAACTTCAACACTTCTGGCTCCTTTACAAAATCTGAAGGTTTTAAAGTCGTATCCTTAATGAAAGGGTTTGGCATCTGATTCAGTAATACCTTTTTATCAAATGAATTATGATTGTGCGAAAAGACCAAGATTGATTTAAGTGGGTCTAATTGAACAAATGGAATCTTATAATCTTTAAGAAACTTCTTCTCTTCGGCAACAGACGCGGTTTCATCAAATCTGGTTTGTTGTAATAATTCCTTTCTAAATGCAAAGGTTGCTGCCGTCGCATGATTCGGACCATAGGGACCAAATTGATACATTTTGTCAATATGTTTAAAATACATATACATTATACTTGATCCAGCACACAACGCCTTTGGGTTTTTCTGTAATGTATTTACTGCATGAGTCACCCTTTCCGGTGGATAATAATCATCATCGTCCATATAAATAATTATATCACCTTTGGCCTTTTCATTTGTTATATTTCGTTTCTTACCGAGAGACATTTTTCCCTCATATCTAAAATATTTCACTTGCGGTATATGGGATACCAAATCCTCGATTTTGTCAGTACCGTCATCAACGATAATCCATTCCATTTTATCCTTTGGATATGTTTGATTTTCAAAACATTTTATTATAATTGGTATAAAAGGACGTCTATTAAATGTCGGCATACAAATACTAACAAATGGGGTTTTCTCTGGTTTACCTTTTTTTTTCATTATTTAAATACAATATGAAATTATATTTATATTGTATTTTTTATTTAATTTTTATTTATTTCTGTAGTTTTTTTAATTCCTTTAATAAATCAAAGTTGCCTCCACCCTTCGATGCTTTTGCTGGTGTGGCTTTTAGTATTGGTGCTGGTGTGGGTGCGGCTTTTGGTGTTGCTGCTACTTTAATAGGCGCTGCCGCTTTTGCAGGTGTTCCTGTTGTTGATGATTTTCCGAAAATCTGTGTAAAATCAAAAGTAGGGTTCTTTGCATATGCCATTACTTTATCCATATAATACAAAATTGCTATTGTTATTATAATCGCAAAAATTCCAGCTAATGATCCTAAGTATTGGAAAAATATACTTATAACATACAAACAATAAAAGAAAAGTATTGTTCTTGGATAATTTTCAAAAAACCCTGTTAATATATCACCACATCCTACAGGACCATTTACAAATTCTTTATTATTTTCTGTTATTATACCGTCATATAAAAGAAATGAAATTAATACAAAAAACATTATAAAACAAACCGGAAGTGCTATAGGAACTACAAAGATAGCCCAATAAATAATACAAATAAACAGCCAAAACATCGTTATATAACCAAATAATTCCCCTATTATACTACCGCCGTTATCTGCCACAAATATTGGTAATGATGTAATCAAAGTATATAAAGCATATATCCAATTAAAAATAAAAAACATACATAATCCGAAACCTAAAAATAATGGTCCTAATAACAATATAATTATTTGAGGAATGCCAAATTTATTGATTGTTTTGAACATAAACTGTATAAGGGAATAATTTAATGAAAATAATTCTTCGTAAAATGATAAAAAGAATAAACAAAAATGTGAAGTCCACGAATTAGTAGCTCCATATTTTTTTCGCTTATTTCGTAAACCATCAATAAAATAATATTTTAAGTTATCTGGATCATTTGGAAATTGTATTTTAGCGTTACCATCAAAAATGCTTACTGGTTTCGAATTTAGCGACTTAGAAGGACTATCTACATAAGGAGGTTTATCGGTATCTGTTGGAAGTACACACGAAGAAGAAATTGCACACGCATACACGAAATAACTGCCTATTTTATAATAAACATAAATTACAATTAATCCGCCTATGAAAGCTCCGAAGAAGCCACCGATATCAACCTTATTATTATTATTATTATTTCCATCTTTTTTTTCATCAATAGTTGAAGTATCATTTGAATCCGACATTTTACTTATATTAAAAAGATATAAAATTTATTTACAAATTTAATTCTCTGTATCAAATATAAATTATTATTGATTATTTATTTTTCTAAATAGGATAGTTTATTTTCTCTCTAATGTTAGTTGAAAAAATAAAAATATAAATAAATAATATATGACATTAACAAAAGATACTAATTATATATTATTTTTAGCAGTTACCAGTTTTTTATTGATTGTTATAATATTTTATTGGATTGATTACCTTTCAATAAATAAATATATTGTAGAAAATTTCCAACAGTTAAACGATACTACTCTTTCAAATTCTACAAGTCACACGGTAGACTTGCCCTTAACCACCACTTATAGTTGTAAAAATATGTGCGGACCTCAAGCCAGATGCTCTATTACAGGTCAGCAATGTACCGCGGATATTGATTGCCCTGGTTGTCAACCTAAAATAAATGGTATCAAGACGCAAAGTAGTAGTAGTAAAAATGTCCCTGGTAACAATGACGCAGGCAAGCTTACCGTTGGCGTGACACCTCAATATTCTCCTTTGACAACCGATATGGGTACAAGAGCAATGAAAATTTCGGGTAAGGATTTTTTGAAAACACCTTCACCTACATTTGGTATAAACACATGGCGTGACGACTTTGACGCTGAACAAAAATTATTTAATACAAGATACAAACCTCCTGCTGATTTAAAATATATGCCTTCATATCCGCCACGTTATAGCGTTACAGGTGATTTTATTGAAGATGGTCCATTGGCTTCAAATGCTTCGCTAAATTGAAAAAAATTAAATTCCATTATGTTTATCAATCGTAACATTTTTTGCTATATTTTTAATGATTTTGTCTTCTTTTTCCAAATCATTATCGCCTTTGCCTCCCATTGCTTCAATAATGAGCTTATCATATGTGGTTGAGAATTTAGATTCACTTTTTTCACAACCGGGATATTTTGTTTTAAATTCCTTTAATAATTTTGAATTCTTATGCGTTACGTGTTTAATCACTTTTCTCATTTTTTGTTTAGTTTCGTTTTCTTTTTCCCATTTGTCTTCATCTTTTACATACATTATTTCTCTCTTTGTATCTGTACAATGAACAGGTCTTTTGGTTTCATCGAGAGAATTTAGGTTACTAACAATTATTTTCGAGATACCTTCTACAAATCCCAACTTTCCAACATTTTCCAAATCACATAATTGTAACTTTATTGAATCTACAAAATCCATTATATTCATTGCATCCTTACAGGTTTCGTTTAAAAAGAATTGTAAGTTGAATGTTTTATTATGAGAATTTATATTGTTATTTGAAATATTAGTATTTGAACTATTTTTGGATAGCTCCATAATGGTTTTACCTTGTTCTATTAACATTTTTTGTAATTCCTTATTTTGCTGTAAAACACTCATAATTAATTCTGGTGTTATCTGATTTTTTAAGTCTTCAGTATTTATTTCTTCAGAATCATTATCAATAGTAACACAAATTTTGTTATGTTTCCATAAACCAGAATTAGTACTATAAACCTTATTACATTTTTCACAACAATATTTGTCTGGGTTTTTTTGGGTTTTTTTATTTCCATTTATTTCCATTTCATGTCCAAAACTCATTTTTTTATGTTTTGGTGTGAGTAAATGTTTTGAATAATCGTTTTTATGAGACGATTTAAAGTCACATATTTCGCAAATATATTTATCCGGGTTTTTTTGGGTTTTTTCGATTTCCATTATTTCCTTAATATTTATAAATATTTTTTTTTATATTTTAATTTTTCAATTGCATTTTTTTAAAAAAAAATTATCGTAACATATTTAAAAAACTTTTTTCAACAGTGAGACGCTAATTTTTTTTATGGTCTCAGCTTTTTCTCTAATTTTTAACAATTTTTTTTTCCCAAAAGTATTTTCATTTTTCAAAAATGGACATTTATAAATGTCCAAAATCGACTTTTCCAAAATAATCTTGAATTTTTGAAAAATATTCAATTTGTCTTCACTCAAAGTGAATGTTTTTTCACTATTTTCGCAAATAGTTCCTTACATATTGTAGTGAATTCGACCTTTTTCTTTAAGTAGAAAATATAATTTATTATATTCTGAAATTATATTTTGAAAATTTAAGTAGCATACAAAAGACCCGCATTGCCGCCAACAAAGACAACCATGTTGACCCTTTCTTCCATCACATATAAATCATAATTGTATTCATAAATGCGCCAAGATGGCTTATTTACACCAATTACTTCGCCTGTATCTGGATTGCAAATGGTTAAAACCTGAGCATATGGGTCAGTAGGCGGATTAATTGTCACAAACTCAAATTCAATGTTCGTGAATCTGCTCATATTCATAGCACCGGATGGCTGTAACGAATAGGGCGACGTATCTAAACAAAAATTATAACAATATAAGCCATCGGGAGCATAACCTTCAGTCCTGGTGTATTTCTCAACATAATTATAAACTCCAGCTGGCAACAAATTTTCTCTGTATTGTCCGTCCAATAAAATACCTAACGCCACCAAAATTTGTTTCAGGTTTTGTTGATTATAAACACCAGTTATAGCCAATCCTGATAAAGTGCCGTCAGGATTTGTACCTGGTCCAATTGGTGTTGGTCCAAGAGGGTCGGGATTCGGATAGTTGCCAGCAGCTGGCGCCGGAGTAATATCAATCGGCATATAATTATACGGCCAATTCGTGTAATTAGACCATTCATTCCTTAAATTAACATCGCTTCTCTGGAAATAAAACATCCAACTAATTACCATACCAATAGAATCTATTGGTATCTTATTACTACCAGTAACATTATAATAAGGCTTCTCATAAACTTGTTTAATCAAATATTTCTGTTCATTTTTAGCAAAGAGCATCGATTCTTCATTAGAGAGAAAACAATATGTACAATTTAAATTTATATCCGCATTCCAATTAACTCTTGTATCAACATAAGATGTGGGACCAAGTTTTTCATCAGGCGGTGTCTGTAAAAATCGGTAAAACTGCATATAATATTGATTAAAATTGGGTGCAACATATGGAAAATTATTATTGTAATCCATTACATCACGAATCCTGAAAATCTGATTAACAGGTTTAAATGTTACGCTTATTTGTAATTCGTTATACTGCAAAGATACCAAAGGGAACGCATTTTGGGTTTTAAGGTTAAACCAAGCACCGAGTGGGATATACAAATTTTTTCCCATAATAGATGGTTGAGCACCAGCCGGATTCGGCGACCCATCTGGCAAACTGGCATAAAACGCATTTGGGTATGAATTAACGTGTGTGCCAGCATTTGCCGGATCATTTATTTCAGGAATATTGCCAATCATCTCATTAAATAGTTGTTTTTTTTCACCACTAAAATCTCTTTGAACAGATGCTAATATGTAGCGACCCGAATATTCTTGTAATTTTTGATTGCCACAAGTAATCGTAATACGGTCAATCATCTGAGCCCCAATATTGTCTATCCATTTGAATTCATATGGCGCCCAATCGGTATACACAGTTGAGCCGTCTTGTTGAGGAATAGCTTGAGGAGGCAAAATTGGACTCCAAATTGTGGGTAAAGCTATAGAAATATAACAGTCCAT